CGCAGACCCAAATTCAGTGTTTGACTTTCAAGAAAACTTTCAGTGGCAGCAGGCCATACACATGGCCGCTAGGGCCACTACTCAAGCCTGGCTCTAATCTCTTTCTGAGTTGATTTGATTCAGCATGGCTTTGAGTTTAGAACCACCAAAATCTGCTCGAATTTTGGGCGCCGCAAAGCCTTCATTGGGGTCTCTAACTTCTCCAGTGTCTGGATCAACCGCTTCAGACAATGACACATTACTGGTACGTTTGAGTCCTGCATAGACGCTGGACTGTGCTGATTTACCGTTGTTAGTAGCACCTACATCTCCTTCATCACCTAGGTCAGTGATACGCAGGGTATCCACGTTAAACTCTAGGTCAACCTTTTGGCCTACACCACTGCTTGAGCGTGTCTTCATAAACTGTATTTGATAGCGTCCCCGATCACGCATGGCTCTTGATGTAAAGATACCTATAACGTTATCTGCTGTCATAATCTTACTGAGTCCACCGGAAATATGGCTGTGATCAAACTCAATTTCTTCAACTGCTGAACGGTTCAATTGACTTGCTGTTACAGTAATACACTGCGTCTCCATAGCCAAATTACGTATCTCTTCTGACACATATTTGTCTTTTACGAACAAATCGCTGGGCGAGACCTTCACACTTAAAGGCATCATCAAATCGAGGTAATCTATTAAAATTACGTCTGGTTTTACGCCTTTTTTGACCTGATATTCCTTCAAATAGGCTCGAATATCGTTACAATTTTTTCCACTGGGCATATACTTGATCTGTATGCTTCCTGCTGATTTTCCCAACATTTTAACTTTAAGTTCTACATCATCTAGATTCTTAAAAATCTCGCGAGTTGTGATACCTGTCATCATAGAATCCAAACGCATGGCCACTAGATTTTCAGCAAGCTCAAAGGTTAGGTACAATACATTCAAACCCATCATGGCCCAATTTACGCCCAGGTTGGCCAGGAATAAACTCTTACCACCCCCTGATCCTGCACAGAAAATATTGAGCTCACCACGGTTAAAACCGCCATATAATTTCTTATCAATGCCCGGCCAGCCAGTGCTGATCTGCCCATTTGAGTTCTTTAACTTTTCCAACCTAGCACGTGGATTTTCAAAGTAGTCTGTGCCCATGTCTCTATTCAAACTGATCTGTATAGCGTCTTTGACCAGTTTTTCCACAGGGCCATATTCGCCCTTTTCCAACATGTCTGCACTCTGTAGAATAGCACGTTCTAGTGCCTTGTGTCTGCTGAACTGTTCAAATTCATTCATCAACCAATCGAAGTTTTCCTTGGCCAATTCCACAGTGTTAAATTCAGTGCCACAGCTGGCATTAACAATGCTTGCGTCGGGAATCACCTTGTATTGATCCACATACTTGGTTATAAACTCAGCGGGTTTTTGTAGTCTTTGATCAAAGCTCAAAGGGTCAAAAATGTTCTGACATCTAGTGAATGTTTCGGCATCTGACAAAAACATTTCTAAATAGAGTTTCTGTATATCATGATTATAATTTGGTTTATCCATTTTCTAGTTTCTTTTTCATTAGTTGTATTTTTATCTGATTGTGTTCTTTGTAGTGCAGTATAGTGGTTAAGGTGTAGAGATTTCCGTATATTCTGGCAGCGTCTGCAACGTCTTTGATATCATTACCCCAAGGCGGTAAACTGGCACTCCAGTTATTATCTATAGCAACCTTAAGTAATTTACTACCTGGAAGATCTCTATCAGGAACCACTATGACTTCACGACCTAGACTATTAATTCTAGCCACTTGAACTTCATTGGGTTCATTGCTCATTATGGCCACGCCATCTACGGCCAGTGCATCAAATTGTCCTTCAACTACTATGACATATTTTCTATCAGCGGTCTGGGCATCTATGTTAAACACATAGCCGGGTTGTGCGTCAGTGAGGTATTTAGGTTTACCCTCAGTTATTTTCCTTCCTGTATAGCCTACCAGTAGACCAGTTTGATAAAAGGCTATTAGGACCCTATCTGCATAACCTGGTGCAGGTGACCAAAATAATCTTTTATCATAGGGGTCAAATCCCCTATTAACAATATATTGTATGGAGTCAAATAACTTTTCTCTTAGTTCTTGATCATCTATACGTTCAGAGTCCATTGCCCACTGAAATAATGTTTCAGCGCCTTCGGGCATGGTCTTTTCAACTAATTCAAAATTAAATTGTTTTTTAACAGTGGGTTGGTCTTCTTTTTCACGTAGTGCTTCTAATGCTAGTTTTTGTATGTCAGTTGCTGAAATACCTAACCATCCAAACAGTTTGCGTGTATTTTGACTCAATAATTTACCCGGACTCCACCCTGCCTTAAAGCCGCAGTTAAAACAATGATAGCTGAATGAGTCGCCGGTAAGCATGATACCACCACGTTTTCTATCATCTCGGCTGTGCCCTCTGTTATGACAACAAGGTGCATTGAAACTGCTCCACCCGCTAGGAGTCTGCTTGCGATTTGGTGGCAAGACTGCTAATAGGGCATTCTGTATGAGACTCATACAGTAATTTTAGCATCTATATAGTAGTTTGTCAAATGTTCCGCGATATGCAGTTTCTGAATTTCCGTTGTCCTGAGTAACAGGATTCTTATCCGGAATATATATTACTCGAACATACTGCCAAATTCCATTAAAATTCACATAGTCAATACCACTAAGTCCGGTATATACCTTGGTGGCCAATGTTACATAGTTACCAAACTGCTCAGGGGTATTGTCCAATGTTCCCTGCACTTTAACTGTGCCTTTGAATCTAGTTAGATAAAAGGCCACTGTGTGCAATGCCGCATTGCCATTAAATTCTGGGTGTGCGGGTAAATTTCCACTGTAGTATTCATAGCGTTGAGCACCTATGTCTAGGTTATAGGTCATTTGGAACCCGGTTGCATAACCATTGGCCGCAAGTTCTAAACTGGGTTTAAGAGTAGGATAAGAATCTTGACGTACTTCCAAAGTACCGCTTATGCCATAGTAAGTGTCTGCATAGGTAGGTTCATAACTGCCCCCGCTGTAACTGGCTACTGTAAATTTATAAAACCCAGTGTCTAGGTCTAGGGTATCGCTTTCATTTAATTCTAGTAGGGCCAGACCACGTGTGCTAGTAGTAATACCGTTATCAACTATAGATACATCTTTACGAATAAGCTGTCTTTGACTGGTATCATCAAACATACTAAAAACAAAAGACCCCGTGGATACGTTTAATAACTTTTGATCACTATTTTTAAATTGTAATTGAACTTTATTTTTAAGTCCCTTTTGTATTTTTAATTCGCGTTGATACATAACGTTATGAGTCCTTGTGTTTTGATCCAAATCCAATATCACTGTGATTGAATTGGAGTATAAATAGATTGGGCATTTTTGCATATAGTGTATTTATTTTTAAGTGATGGTGATAAAAAACAGCTTCCAGGAAAAGTTTCCTTTTATAACTTGTATAAAATCTAACGATATAGAATACGTGGGAATCGTGATCAATTTTGATAATCACGTGACCAGTATTTACGATCTAGCCGGTATGCGTTCAGACGACGAAAAACAGAACTTTTTACAACTTGGAGAAATGTGGTGGTGGGAAAGTAACCGCAAGATTCCTATCAATATTTTTCTATTAACTGAGATGCAGATATATAGGGTTTATATCAAAACATTTAATAGCAAAGATATAGAAATTTTATTTGGCCCCACTGTAAATTTAGGTGATATTGCAGAAAAGCGTGTCAAACGCAAGTCCATACAGCTAGTCAGGAATCCTAAGAAAATTCGTAGCTTATAGATTCGCAGATTAGATTCATCTGTACTACAATGGCCATTGCATAGGCTACGGCATGCGCCTTTTTAAAATAATACTCATCTCCGACAGGCTTTACCCACACCTCGTCTAAAACTTCTTTCCAGTCTTTGCCTATCAAATAACGTTTTGCTGGGCGTATTACAGCTAACACAGCCGCAAGTTCCGTGACAGATTTTGGCTTCATTTGTCTTAAAATTGATCCGTGCCCATTTACATGAAATAATAAATTGGTAAATTCGTCTTGTTCTAGCAGATCCCATAATGGCTCAGTCTCCATAAGTTTAACAAGATGCGCTTCATCTTTGAGGTCTTTATACACATTGACATTTAAAAAATCAATCTTAATATAGCCGCGAAGCTCTGCTTCCTTATAGTCTATATTAGCCATGCCAGTTAGTGGATTGTCCGGGATAGCAGTACAATATACTCCGGTATTGTGTTTTTTAAAAGTGCCATTTGCATCTTTGATTGTCGCAGGTACATGCTTGATTAAATCAAGTACTTTAGTTCTATCTGCAAAATCAATATCGATATCTGGCATTACAATTCTCCACTTTCTGCTAATTTCAATATAAGACTATAGTGTTCGTAGGCTTTCTTCACTGCTGGGTGTTTGTTGCGTAGTTTTTTTTCTTTATGCTTTTGCTCCATCATAACCTCAAACATTTGATAATGATGTGATCCATTTTGTTTCATATTGTTAAACACTTGATTTTCAAATTCTTCAATACGCTCTAATTCGCTTAACGGTATCTCTATCGTGTATAGTGGTTCGGATTCATGTATAATATGACAGTCGTTAAATACATTATAATCATCGGGATCACTAAAATACTGACGGTTGATAGGTCTATATCTTGCAAATCTTTTATTAGTATCAATAACAGTGATATTATGTTTTTGACAAAATTCTTTCATTCTATCCCCGCCTCTTTACATATTTCCTGTACTAGGGCAACATCTGCCGGCACAGATTTAAATTTCTTCAACCAGTAAGATAAATCAAATGCTGGTGAAATTAAGTCAAGTTGTTCAACATTAAATTTATTCAACATGTCTTTGCCTGATTTACAATTTAATATTACCCAAGGACTAATTTTTCCATTGCGTATATCATGTACTGCTCTGTTTAGATTAACGTAGTTAAAATAGTGATTGAATTGTGCTTGACTGGTGTCTCCCCACTCCATCATATACTGAATGGTTCTTTGTACAGCACTTTCTACAGGTTCAATTTTAATCATATCATAAAGATATGTTTCATATAGCTCGTCACGACACCAATGGTCAAGTTTTACGCCGCTCTTAATTACATGATCTATAAACCTGTCAGGATATAGTGGATTTACGTTGTTGATAAAACTGCCAAATTTTACAAAGGCATTATAGTAACTACTCTTGCAAAATTCTTCATAGGTCTTTTGTTTTTTAGCGCCTTGTGTCAGTTGATAAAATCTGTTAAAGGCTATTAGTCCCGCCTGAACACGTTTTTCGCTTTGTTGCATGGCCCGTCTTTTTGGTTCGCACATGTGAGCAAACAAGGTTTTTTCTTTCATAAACCTCTTACTACAATGCACACAATCAAAAGGTTGTTCGGCCAACTCCATCATTATACTTTTTCGTATGTTTGTTGAAAAATATCTTTCTTTACTACACCGTAGTCGTTGGATCCGTGGCGTACAATAAAATCTTCTCCTGGATTGTAGTGTAACTTCTCGCCCCAACTGGTGTCCACCGTTCCGGAGTGATCAGCGAGTTTTGCCATCTTAATAATCTTCTTAGGGGTACAAACACCGTGCCCATGATCGTCTTTAAGTTCTGCAAACTTTTCCGGAGGAATAGGATACTGCTCGCCTTTTGGGCCAGTTAGTATATAATAGCCTGCCTTGTAATTAACTGGACCTTCTAAAGTTTTAATCTGTCCGTCTTGAGAAGCAATCTCATATTTTTCTTTGGCAGGACGTTTGTAAGTTTTAAATCCGTCTTTGAACCAGTCATCTGTAATACCAACACCTTCAACAATGTTGATAAATTTTCTAACATCACTCATAGTCTTTCCTTTGTTTTTTATCAAATCCCATTTTATCAAACAGTTCTTCTATGTCTTTCTTGTCCATCATTGCGGCTAGTTGTTTAATTTCACTAAGCTTCATTGAAGGATTTATTTCTGATAATAATTTTTCTATCTTCTGTGCTTTTTCTTTTTTACCTGCGGCAAGATACGGATGGTATGCATTAACCCCTGTACCTACCGCGGCAAATAACTTCCATAATAACGGTTTATGATTTTTACTCAAGGACCAATGATGTTTATTAACCATTTCATTAGTCATTTCTAAAAACCATTCTTGTGTGTCCCTATCACCTTGCACACTGGCGGTGTATCTCATTAGAATATAAGGACTAAATGCTTTCTTTTCTTCATCAGTGAGATTGTCATAAAAATCATAGTTTTTTTGATCTACTGCTGATAATTCACGTTTGATATCAAGTTTTGCGGTTGCCATGTCGGTCTTCGTATTCTTTACTAAGTTTATACACTATTATACACTGTTCTAGCAGTCGTTGTAAAGTAACATTGGTTTCAGCCGCCCTCCGAATATCTCCCCAAAGTTGAGAATTTTTTATGCTGGCATGCAGTTGTTCTCTGCCTGATAACATTTCCCAACCTACGATTGTTCGTGTGCTAGGCTCAGCCCCGGCTTCTCTGGAATAAATTACTCCGTCTGCTCTTTCGTATATGTATGTTGCACCTTCTTTTAATGTTCCCATAATTTTACCAACATTTTGTATAATCAACTAGTTCGCTTTGTCTGCTGACCTCTTTGACAAAGTAGGCGCATAGCGGACTGTCTCCTGGGGTCAAAGGAGTGCATAATAATTGTCCTGGACGCATTTTAGGAAAGTACCACTTGACATCTTGATACACATTAATAATGTCAATTCCATGAAATTCTGGTCTAAAACTGCTCAATGGATTAAAACAAAATACTTTGAATCCTCGATCATTAAGACTGGTAATAGGTAGTACTTCCATGTCTGGACCTTCTGGATCTCCTACAATACAACACCAATCAAGTGGCATGGTTAATTCGTGATCTCCAATCTTAAGTACCACCGCTGGACCAGTAAATGATTCCAGGAAAATTAGTGGTATAAAGAAATAATCTGGATTTGAATTATCACTGTTATCAAAAACAGCAAACCGCATGTCGTCATCTACTTCTTCTGGTAATTCATTGAGATAAAATGTTTTATTGTCTAGTGTTAGGATCTGCATTATTGATATTTTACTTTCTCTATTGTAAAAGGGTAACGGGCTTCTTTATAGAATTTCTTCCGTTCTCCTAGGTGTTTTTTGGCGTATTTACTCGCCCCTGTGATGTCCCAGATTTGTACAAAGTCTTTGTCTTCTGCTCGTCTAATGCCTCGCCCAATGCTCTGTATAACCCTTGTAAAGCTCTTTCCGGCCTCAAGAAGAACCAGATTAAAAATCCTTGGGATATTAATACCAACAGCGGCCACGCCGTAAGTCGCCACAATAATCTTGTTATTACTCGTTTTAATTTCATCGTACTCTTCTTTCCTATCTTTAGTCTTGACTTCGCCACTGATAAAGACAGAGTCTGGTATTTCATTTATTAAAAATTTTCCTGTTTCGATTCTATCAACTAATATAAGTGTGTTTCCGGATTGACTAATTCCTTGTATAATTTTACTAAACCAATTCATTCTATCTGCGTCAGTTACTAAGTATTTTAATTCTTCAGCATAGCTTCCAAATTCTTTCCATTCTGCTGTTTGAACAACATTTACATGACAGTTACTTAATATTCCTTTTTGTTGTAGATCATATGCACTAACACGATGAATAACATCTCCTAGGCTAGCACGGATACTTTGAAACTCATGTTCGGCTTTTGGCACAGTTCCAGTTAGTCCCCAACGTATAGGAGCATGTGATAGATTATGCGTTAATAATTTTTTTAGAACTTCTGCTTTGGCCTGATGAACCTCATCAACTACAACACAATTTACTCCCTCGAGAAATTCAGCAAGCGATAGAATTTCAGTATCATCCATGGATTTTTTGTCTAAAATATTCAAACTTTGCCATGTGCAAATAGTGTGTGTTTTGTTAAGATCTTTCCTGTCGCCGTAATAAACTCCAACGTCTAACCCTACATTAATAAAGTCTTCTTCAGTTTGTTCAACTAAACTTTTGTTAGGAACAATGGTTATTGTTCGACCATATTTTTCACAAATTTTTGCCAAAGTTGCGGTCATAATAGTCTTGCCTGCACCAGTAGCAACTTCTTGCAAGGCCTGTGGATTCTTTAAAAAGTTATTGACAACTTCTACTTGATCATCTCTTAATCGAATCGGTTCACCTGCAAACCTATGTCCCTCTGGCCAGCATTTTTCACCCCAAAAATCCTCAGAAATTTCAGAAAATTCCAGGATAGGACTGGTCCGTTGATCTTCAACATTGATGTTATAATTCCTACTCTCTAACTCTTCTAGTACTTGTTCTAGCATGGAAAGATAGGTAGTGCCGCCTAGACCAAAAAAACTAATTGTACCATCCCATCGACCTAATTTATAGGCTGGACGATACCGTGCTGTAGGGTCTTCATACTTGAATTTCTTAACCAAAGCCTTACGTGTGTTAAGATCTAAATTTTCTATCTTAACATTCACTTCGTCTTTGATAATAACATTACAGGTTGCCAAAATTTATTCCTTTAACACTCTCGGCATTGAGTAGTCTATAACGCAATGGTGGTGTTTTAACAAGTTTCTTTGAGTATAGTGTGCAGAATTACTGCCTAAGTTTATTATAGCATCAATCGATGGCAAAGAGCTAACTAAAGGCTTAGGAACTTTTCCACTTATAAAAAATATTTTAATTTTTTCATTAATGAGATTATTTAAATTATGATTTTTTACGTATTCATTACAAAGATAGCCGGCTGAACTGTCTAATCTAAAAAGAACTGCTAATTGATCATTAGTATAACCAAGATCATTCAACATTCGATGGCAATGCTTCAGAGAGTCTAATTCACTACCTCCCGGTATTACAAAAATTACCTGATTAGAATATTCTATTAAATTTTCTAGGTCTGAAAATTCTATTTTTTCTCCGTTTTGAGGTAAAGATTGTCCTGATGTTTCTTTTAAAATTTTTCTTGTAAAGGGCCTGATGGATTGATCGTTAATTGCCTCATTGATTGATTCATCCCAGCAATAAATTCCATATTTTTTTGCATCAAATAACACTCTTAGGAGATCAGTACTTTCCGGTTGCGGAATATTTCGGTGAGAATTTTTAAATTTAAATTTATTATCCTCAAAAATCACCATAGGAACAAAATTTTCTATGTCTAATTCAATTTTTTGAATTTCTAAGAAATAGTTTTTAAATTCATCATCAAATTCAAATCCGTGACCTTGAAGAAACGTGTCGAGCCATTTAATATGATTTTCACATAACAAAAAATCCCAAGATTTTGTGTCACCATTCCAGTTTATATCGATATTTTGATAAGAAGTGGGTCCGGACATCTCTTTTATAAATTGAGTTCGATAATTTTTAATTCCTTGTACTATATTTTCTTCATAAGGAAAAGTAATCTTAATTATTTTTTTATTTTGATCATCAACTGTAATTTTTACTGTCTTTTCAGTTGCAATTTTTCTAGCAGGGTATTTAAATTGGGGATTTTGAAGATATGGCCCTACATCGTTTCCTAAAAATATAGAAATATCAGATGAATATTTTTTTAAGATAGTAAGAGCTAGAAATCTTTGTTTTTCAGTTAAAGATGATGACCTAGATAGTTGAGAGTCAAGGCTAGACAACAGTTGATGGTCTTTAGATTGTAAAAATATCATTGTGCTATGAGTTATCCACGAACTTACACCAACTAACTTATCAATAATATCTTCAATATACATATACTACCTTAAAGGGAAGCGTCTTCTAATCCAGCTGTTCTTAATTTTATTATATTGCTAAGTTGCCATTGCTTAATGTCTAGTCCTTTGATAATTCCTAGCCATTGATTTCGTAGTAGAGCAAATTCGTTGATAATTTTTTCCATATCCACTACATCTGCTTCACCATCAACATACTTTTCACAGTCTCTACTACTTAGGGCACGTTGATAGTTTTCGAGATATTTTTTAAATGATTTTGATTTAATTCTTCGCAGTTCTATGTTTAGGTACTCTAAAACTGCTTCAATTTCCTGAAGTTGATTGAATCGTTGTTCTACAATCCCAGGAAGAACGGAAGAGGATTTTTCTATGTTTCCATAGATTTTAACCTCTTTCCGAGCATCGTCAAGTTCTTGATAAAAATAATCAATACATGCAGGTAGATGAGAAATATCTTGACTTACCTTGGCATACCACCGTGCCATCAGTAGTCCTCGTCTTCCTCGTTATAATCAAGGTCATCTTCGACTGTGTCTCCCGATTCCTCAGATAACACATTTTTAATAGCGTCATCTAGATGAGAGTCATAGCCTGATAACGATTCAATGATTGACATATCGATATCTTTGCCTAACAAAAAATCCACGTATTGAATAGCGGCCATGTCTTTATTTTTCTCAGGGATGTACTCTCGAAATATATCCCAAACTTCCATTATTAGTGATTCTTCCATGTTATTCTTCCTCAAGTTCATTAACAATTTCTATAACCGATTTAATAACGGTACTATCCCATTGTTTCATGATAATATGCAATTTATCTTCGGTCCAGTTCTTACGGAACTCAGCAATAATTTCGCCAGATTCTTTATCTGTATATGCTAATTTATTCCCTACTTTAGATAATACACTCATTTTCTCAAACATGTCAACCAATCCGGATGTAGGAGACATGCCGGTTGTATATGGAATCTTAACCTGAACTGATTCAAATGGCTTGGCGTAACGAGTTTTCATAATCTTACAGGCACTACGAATACCCAACACATCAGTAACCTTATTGCCATCTTCATCCTCTTTGAGTTTGAGTTTTTTCATAGCAACAACAATAGAGCTTGCATAGACAAACCCTTGACCTCCACTAATCTTGTCATCTGGGTCAAACATGTCCTGTGACGCATAAGTGTGATTAGTACAAATCATACCTACGTTGTAACTACCGAACATATTAACACAGTTACGCACGAGAGATGTAAGTGCTTTAGGTTTACGACCCATATCACCTTTCATTTCGCCTGCTTCGAACTGATTTACGTCAGTTGGAGTTAGTAACATACCTAAAGAATCAATTACAAATAAAACTTTAGGACGTTCTTCGAGGGGCATTGTTTTATATTCTTTCATGAATTCTGAAATAGTCTTTGCTACGTCATCAATCATTGCCATGTTAAGTTTCAGTAATTTTTCTTCTGAAATATCAACACCTAATGCCTCTAGCCATGCCTTATCTAAGGCATTTTCCGAGTCAATTAAGACTACATATATACCTTGTTCTTGAGCATGTTTAATAATGTTACCAGAACAGATATAACTTTTACCTGCACCAGACTCACCAGCAAAAACCGTGACCTTGCCCAGGGGAACTCCCTTAAAGAAGTCCCCCGAGATAAGATAGTTTAAAGCATAGTTACCGGTTGATATCCAATCGGTTGGGTCGTTAAACCCTATTCCTAATCCATCAATACTTTTAGTGATAGACTTACGGAACTTCGAAATATCGAAGGCTTTTCCCATAGTCTTAACTCCTTAGGCTTTTTGACGGTTACGAATCATTGCCAAGATGTCTTGAGCGCGAGCACTTGCACTGCCGCCGTCATCTGATTTTGCAGGAGCAGATGCAGTTGATGATTCAACTGGAGTATCTTCACTTTCATCTGGAGTAGGAGTTGCTACTACTGGA